CATCAGGTAGCCCAGCAACTCATGATGCGGGTCGAGCTTTTGTAGCTCACCCGACATCAGCGCCTTCATAAGGTGCCCGACGTTGATCTCCGGCATCGTCACCGATGTCGTGGAAAGGTACATGGTGACATACTCCTTCCCATTGTCCGCCCGCACCTGCACGACTGGCTTCATCACAACACCCATCGTCATAAAAGCGGACGCGACATCAACGTCCGTGCAGGCGATCCAGCTTTCCATGATTAAACGACGAATGGGTACTGTTTAACCGAGAAGGTAGTCTTGGCCATTTCGGTATTCGTCTCGGAGCGATTCGGGTCCATGAAGATCATGGTGCCATCCGCTGGAACGAATCCGTAGGTGTTCGCGGTAAAGTTGGCCAGCGTGGTGACTTGCGTTCCTGGGTGCTGGTTGGCTAGGCCGGTCGTCTTGTTGGACAGGTAACCGTCGAACGCAAAAGTGATCGTTGGGTTGCGGTACTCAAGCCCAAAGGTGGCCCCAGCGGCGTTCAGGTAAGCCTTCTCGTCACGCGCAGCCGTGATCGTCAAAGACTGAACGAGGATGTCTGGAGTAACGGCATTGCTCTCATCCAGCAGCGTTGAGGATGGAATGTTTCCGTGTTGAATCAAAGCGGCGACGGCAGGCATATTTTAAGAGTTGATGTCAATCATTGCTGCGTGGATGCGCAGATAATGGTGAATGCGTACTCAGTAGAGAGCGTGTCATTCTCACTCGATCCCGGCGTCATGTTGTTGCTGTGCTGTTTCAGCACGTAAACGCCCTGGCCGTTGCTGATTGCGTTGATCTTCTGGCCCAGCGTGGTCGTGTTCCAGACGCCGAAGAGCAGCGCGGAAATGTTCTCAGCCCGCAGCTCGTGCCTTGGTCGATTGTCTCCGCCTAGAATCAGATTCGCCTCCTGCCGATCCTCCACCATGTTTACGTTAAGACGGCAGTGCCAGACGGTCCCGGCCTGCGGGATTTCATCGGATTCGGTCACGCGCACGACGATGAACGGTAGCTTGACCTCATCGTTTTCGCGGTCGTCGCAGAGCGTGAAGCCAGTGAATGCTGATAACGGCAAAAGCTCGTCGTCTAGCACTGTGATCAGGCGCCGCTGTAGTCGGTCGGAGGGGCAGATTGGGTAGGTGATCATTTCTTGAATCCTGTTTTCTTGGCGACTTCGTTCACGTCGTCTCTCATCCATTGAATGAACTGCCGACGCACTTCGGGAATGGATGAACTAAAAGCGTTTGGTGCGACTAGAAAGGCGCCCAGTCGCTTCACGCTGGCAAAAGCTGTGACCTTGCCGCTTGAAACTGGAACCGCCTTAGTGCCGATTGAGCGCCCGTTAAAACGCTTTTGATTTTTAGGCATTCCTTTTTGTGGGACATTAAACGCTTTATAAGCCGGGATAAAACCAGCCGCAAGGTAGCCAATGGAACGCACCCGCGCATTAATAAACCGCTCCGTCATAGCGTAAAACTCACCCACAAACGCTGAGGATTTTGGCCCACTAGATGCGCGCGGGAAATGGTTTCGGCCTTGCTTGCGTAGTCGTGCCGCAATGATGGCAGCGGCCACGGTGTTCGTAAGCTGCGTTTTCTTTTTCTTTTCTCCTCGACTGATCCGCTTGGCTTGACCGGTCAACTCATTTCGCACTCTTGCGGCTGTTGTAGATTTTTGTTTTAATTTGTTTGCAGCGAATGGCAGCCAAAAACGCATTCCTTTATTTACAACAGAAATATCGCTTTTTTTCTTCATTTTGGCATAAGCAGCCATCGCTTTTTCCAAATTATCTGTATCAATCCTAATCTGCACGCTCATGCCGCCGTCGCCTCCATGTTTGGGTCAATCAGCTCCAAGTCGTAGAATGGCCTGATCTGCGTAGTGGTAACGCTGTCGATGCGGTACACAACCGCTGTGGCCAGCACTGTTCCCATTTTGATCTCGTCGTTGATCTTTGGCACGGTTGCAAACTGCGCCTTTGTCGCAATCACGCTTACCGTGTCGTCTTTGACGATGATCTGAGCCATCAGGTTCCGGCTGTTCTTGCCGGTTGGCTGATACGCCGCAATCTGCACGTTGTTGTGCCAAACGTAAAGTTGCGCGCCGCTGGCATCCGTCCCAAACTTGGTGCGGATGCGTCCATGAGCGGATGCGATGCGTTGAGCGTAGGTCATACAATAAAAAGCGGCTGACAAGGATAGAACCCTGTCAGCCGCCCACGATGAAAACACCCAGCACCAAAATTTAGGTCAGCAGTCTGACGGAGGCGCTCACCGCGCTCATGTCGCCCGTAGTGCCGGCTGTGGTGAACTTGGCGTTCACGTAGCGCGGAGCGGGAGAAGGCAGCCGAAAACGGAAGGATGTTTGAGCAATTGCGCTGCCTGTGCCGGTCAGCACCGCCGAAAGTCCCAAACTGGTCGTCGGAGTGACTGCCGATCCACCCTGCAAGAGGATGGTGATCGTGTCCGCCGATGCTAGCTGCGTAGCAGTCAGCGCAGGAATCACGACTTCCACTTCGGTGTTCTCAGGGAAAAACCCTTTTGAGTTGGTGCCGAGGTCGAGGTCGGGAGAAGTGACGTTGCCGTCAGATGCGGTCAGAAGCCGAGCCTTGGTCAGGTCCGCGTCCTGAATGTTGCGGGAAAATTCGTTAGCCATTGTAGTAATTCTTTGGAGTTTAGAAGCTCAATTATTCAGCGATGCCGATCGAGTCGGTGATGACGATTGGGATACCGTTGGACTCAAGTGGCAACGGAGCGAATACTTCGGCGCCGGTGGCGGACTTGCTGCCGAGGGCGGAAAAGGCGGTGGAACGGCTCGACTGGAGCTGGAACGCCGAGCGGCGGTTCATCAACCAGTAGTTTGGACGGTAGCCGACCGGGTATTTGCTGAGCAATTCAGCAAGCCGAGCATCGGTGACACCGGCGCCGGAATCGCTGCCTACAGCACTCAAGCGGCCAACGCTGTATTTACTGCCGACCTGCATCCCGACCCACGCGGTCAAGTTGGCAACGTGCGCAGGATAGACCGAGCTGGTCCCCACGTTTTCGATGCGCCACTCACCCAGTTCAAAGGTGGTGCCGGAACCGAAAACGAGCTGGACGCCTTGGGTGTCGGTGTTGATGCCGTAGACGGAGGACAAGGCAGTGCTGCCACCAGCACCAACCACGAGGCCGGAGTTGAAAGCGGTGTGAATCGCCTGCAAGCCAGGGAAACCCTTGGAATCAACGCTGGTGCCGTAAATCACCTGCGAGCCGAGTTCAATCATCGCTTGGCGCATGACACCGATGGATTCGATGTCTTTCCACGCTTGCTCCCCGTCTTCGTAAGCGCGAGCAACTGCAACGTCGGCCTGAACCGCACCCGACAGGATGTAGCACTCGATGAGTTGATTCTCGAACTCCGATTTGCTCGGGGTCGAGCCTTCGTTAGCGGCACGGAATCCGACGCCCGGATACGAGACGCGAGACGCGATCTTGTAGCTGGTGCCGCGAATGGTGCGCGCTGGCATGATCTGAACCTCGGGAGCGTAGGTGAGCGTTTCCTCAATGAGTCCGACGATGGTGTCGGAGCCGTTGAGCTTTGCAATATCGAGAAGATTGGCTTGTGGCATGGTCTTGTAAGAAAGTTGTTATGAGTTGGCCGAAACGTAGGCCGCTTCGGTTGGGAATTTTTCAGTGAACGCGCGAACCGCTTTCAAGCGATCAAGACCGGTTGAGGTGCCGATAGCTTGATTCTTGGCTTCGTGGTAGGAGATGGCTGGGACCTTGACCTCTGGCTCGTTGATAGGAGCGGCAAACGCAGCAGGAGCAGGAGCGGCGGCGGCTAAGCGAGCTTGCAGCTCGATGTCGCTGTTGCCAGCCTGCAACGCTTTCAGGTCGGCCTTGAGCGCTTCGCACTCGGCCAACACCTTGGCGTTGTCAGCGGCGAATTGCGCGGCCACTTCGTCAAACTTAGCAGTGAAAGCGGCAAACTGCTCCGCGATCAAAGCGGAGAAATCGACTTGTGGTTCTGGCGCAGGCGCCACTGGGTCAATAGGCATAACATCTTCGTCACTGTCAATCTGATCAGCCGAGAACACTCCGTCAGCGTTAGCTGCGGGAGTGTCTACAAAGTCAGCAGAGTACAAGCCACGTGGGCGGGTCATGTAGTTGCCGCTCTCCTTGTCCAATTCTGGCGCATCCGCTGCAAACATCAAGGAGACGCCAAATGCGGACGGGATTTCGTTGATCATCTCCAGCAGCATTTCTTTTCCGCTGTGCGCGTCAAACAAGGTCAAGTCAGCTAGGAGCTTGCCTTTGCTCACCCGGAAATTCTCGTAATAGCCCACCGTGTCCTCGACCGAAGAGAAGTGATTGAGTTTTGCCTTCACCCGGCCTTTCTCGATTGCCAAGGACTTGAACTTGTTGAGCGAACGCTTGTCCACAAACACGCCATGACCGAGCGCCGGGCCTTCTTGGATCAGAGAAACACCCATGATGGTGTTCCCTGAAACTTTCCCCTGAAACGCTGCGAATGTCTGAATCTCTTCTTTGACGAGCATACTGGCCGCCCCGATGTCAATCAGTGCTGCCAGCCTCTGCCTCATCCTCGGCAATATCTTCGGCTTCGTCCTCGGGTGACTCTTCGTCCTCGACTTCTGGCACGTCCTCCGCAGGCGCAGCCGCTGGCGCCGGGATAGCCGGCGCGTTAGGTGCCCGCCGCTCCAGCATGTAGATGGCGGTTGGCAGATCCAGAACTCCGCCAGATGCGTCTTGCACCATTTTCGCATCCTCGACAAGCTCCATGGCCTCCGCGCGTAGCAGGCTGCGGATGATATTGCGATCCTCACCGCGATCCGCCGCGATCTGTGTCTTGCTGATAATTCCGGCCATGGTCTCGTCGATCAGCGCCTTTGATTCGCGCCCGATGTCGGCGGTGACCTTGGCCGGGAAGCGCCACTCGCCCGCATCAAAGTCAGCAACGGCTGGCAAGTGCCCAAGCTGGATGCCGCGAGCAATGACGCGGATAACGATTGGATAGAGAAGCTTCTCTTCGAGCGTTAGCTGGGTCATTTCAAACTCACGAGCAGCCTGCGCCGCTTCCATCCTGACCGCTGTGCCCTGCCCCGCCCAGGAGTAAATAAATCCGTAAGGCAGCCCGACGGCCAGTCCGGTCGAGCGCACGAGCGTGTCAAGAAACCCGTTAAAAGTCGGTGAAGGTCGGTTAAAATCAACCGGGTTGAACGATTCGCCTTCTGCGAGGTACTGAATGGCGCCCGGCTCCACCTTCTTCAGCCGATCCGCATCCGACATGTAGTCGCTGTGCGTCGTATCCAGAGATACGTCCTGATCTGCGCTGCCGTCAGCATTATTGATGACGCCGCTGATCGAGGAAAGGTACTTCACTGAGATCTTCTCGCACGCGAGGATCTCTTGTAGATCCTTGATGTCGGTGATTGCCGCGTCGAACGCCGAGAAACCGCGATAAGAGTCAAGACGGGTGGGGTCGAACAGGTGAAGGAACTCCTGCGCTGGCACTTCGAGCGCAGGCATCATGGACTCACCGGTTAGGCTGCGATTGTAGATCCGATATCGGATCGGCCTTCCGGTTGAGTCGATGACGACGCCGGAAAAGTCTTGCTCGCCTCTCTTAAGCGGCTTAAACGGCTTCGCATCCGTGCCGTTGCGATTAGGAATCGAGCCGATGCGGTCAGCCTCGATGGCCTGTAGCCGGATCGGACTGATTTTGAGCATCTCGTCGAGCTGCGTCATCGGCACTTCGGACACGATGTAGCCAATGTCACCGTCACGCTTCATCGACGTGACACCCAACCCGGCCAGCACCCGAAAGTGGTGGCGCCGGGTCAGGTCGCAGCTCGACATCCACCTTTCCACGTAAGCCGTGATTGCTCTGTTGGCTTCCTCGGAGCTGGTGCGCGGCACGTACTGTAAGCGGCCCACCGAAAAGGTGCGGTACTTGCGCAGGATCGACTTCACCACACTGCTATTCTCCTCCAGCCACCGCGCCTCCCGGATGAGCGTCACGCGGTCGGTGTGATTGCGGCTGGAATCAGGCTGATCCAGTGCTTGCCCGCTCGCCCGGCGATTAGTCGATGACTGCGCCCCGACGCGCCAGTAGCCCGTCCTGTCGCCCGCCTCAAGCTGCGCCTTCGCGCGTTGGCGTTGCAAGGCGGTTGCCGGACTGAAAAACCTGATCGTTTGTTCGATGAAACTCATAGCGGAAAGGTTGAAAAGTCAGGTTTAAGGCGGTTGGAGATACCCGGGTACTTCACTGGGTCGAGCTGGTGCATCCTCCGCATCACCGCCCTCATCAAGGTCATCACGGGAATGCCTCCGTCTGATCCAGACGCGCGGGTTTCGGACTCACCGCCGCCGGATGTGCTAATCACGATGGTGCCCTGCCCTTCGGTCAGCGCCGATAAGCACTGATCGTAAAGCGTTTCGCAAAATTGCAGCGAAGCATATCGTAGAATTGAAGGTCCGCCCATAAAGTCACTCAGCCTGTCAAGCGTTGACAGCCTCCACGTCGTTTGTGATGATTTCGGCCTGCCCGATGATCTTTTCGATGCAGGCGGCCAGCACCTGCATGGCTTCGGCGTCGAACGAGTGGTTTTCGCCTAGCTTTTTGAAAAACGTCTTGTTCTTGCCGGTCCGCTTGTCCTTCTCGGTGACAAACACCTCGTTCTGAATCTCCTTGAAGTACCACTTCGGCGCATTGTGCGCGATCTGCCACGATGCCCCCTGGCCTGCGCGCAGACGATGCAGAACCAGCTTGATGTAGTCGCTGCTCCAGACAATACGGTCGCACAAGTCAGCCTGTCGAGCGTTGCGGACTTTGGATCGTGCAAGTCCCACCCCGGAATCGACGTGTTGGATCTGCGAATACGGACGTTTGACCGACCGGCTCCGGCCTGTCCGCTTGTCCAGCAATGTCCACGTGAAGAACTGCGCTTTGTCGCCCTTGAGCGCGATCCAATTATTGGCCGCACACTGGCGGTAAACCTCACCTTGGTA